CGTCTGGATTAGAACCTGCTACAAGAGTCTTGTGCTCCATCGCACGCTCTTCATCGCTCATACCATGGTAAGCTTTTTCAGTCATTGCCATAACGACTGCTTCTTTCACTTCTTGTGACATCTCTGTACCATGACGCAAGTAGCGGCACATTTCGTCATGTGCTTTACCTTCAAGCTCGCTAGTGTTAGCACCAGAAGCTTCGCCCATACGAGCAATGGTTGTTTCTAAGTATTCCGCAGTCTTACCGATAGCGTCTACTTTCGCTTTGAGCTCTTGCTCTTCAGCCATTTTAGTTTCAGCAGCTTTAGAAGCTTTTAACAATTGCTCCTTCATGTCAACCTGACCTGATTCCAACTTAGTGTTGGCATCCTGTGCAGCTTTCACAGCGGTTTGAATTTCACCTTGTTTCTCTTCAATCTTACCTAAAAGTTCTAATACTTTATCGGTCATCTTATTTCACCATGTTTTCAAGTTTATTTATAAGCGCTGAGTTATCAGTGCTCTCCGACTTACTACTAAGACCCAACATATTGTTGAGCTTCTCGATGGTTGCATCATCTTCGTTTTTCGGTTCGCCCGTTTCTTGAAAACCACTTGCAACGATTACAGCCGCTTCCTTAGAACATAAGCCTGAGTCTCTCAAAGCTTTCTCTAATTCGCGTCTATTTAATTTTTTTACGTCTTCGACATTCAACATTGTTATTGGCCGCTCTACGTTAAGTTTAGAAATATATTTATCTATGAGCTCATTTATACGCGATTTCTCTTCTGCGTGCAACACCTCGCCTGCTTCTTTTGATGACAAGAAATTCTGTATAGAAAACAAAGCGCGAGGGACAATCGTACGATGCCCTTCAATAATGTCGACGAATCCCATTTTGAAACATTCGAAAGCATCATCAATCTTACTGTCTTTACGCATAAAATTCCGTGCAAACAGTGCATTGGCAGCTTCTTTGCAGTCTGCAAACTGTCTAAGGCGTGCAGTGGCGTCCTTACTGTTCCAAGCGTGTGACCGCTCTGCGAAAGGTAAATTTTCAATTTCAGCTGCACACTTAACGGCGGTTATCTTAGCCATCTCGTTCATTGGAAACGTGACAAAGCTTACTTCTTTAAGGCGTGCTTTAGTAATAAAGCGCACACCGTTTTCAATATGGAAGTCAATAACACGGAAACCAATTGACATAGCTTTAATAGACCCAATGCGTATCTGCGGCATAACGCGACCTTTAACAAAGTCATCATCAGCGGGCATTACAATATCAAGCTCTAAGCCCACATCTGTTTCCACAACCTTTTCCGGCATACCAATAGGTTCGTATCTGTCATGCTGCCACAAGATAACAGGCGTCTCCATTTTCAAGCTTTCAGTGAAACAACCTTTAACCATAACGTCATCACCTAAGTCAACATTACCAAAGGTTGAACCTAACGCTGAAACACGGAAGTATCCGTCTTTGTCTGCCTTGCCACCCGCTTTGAGTTCTATCTTTATTTCTTTATGCTCAACTCCGTCTTGGTTCAAGTTAGCGTGTTTGGTTATGATTTTCATAATGCACCTTTAAGGTTCTAAGTTGTAATTGGGTTCTTCATCTATACTTCTAACATTTGAACAGCGACAGTTGATAGTGTTACTTAGTGAAGCGCCTAGCGAATCGTCGCCCGGATATCGTAAAGATTCTCCACCCACTATGAACACGCCACCAACTTTTTTTTGACCATCCGCCTGCTGATGAAACAAGCGGACAATACTATCACCGCGGGTAATCCAAAACTCTTCAAACTTTGCTTCTGATAAGCCTAAGCTTAACGCTGTGAGGCTGTTTCTATAATCTTGGTAAACTGTGGTGTCTACATTCTTTATACCCTCAGCAGCACGCTGAGTGGTTGTAGCGGCGATTGTCTCAGCTCTGCCTAAGTCACGCTGCAAGAACTGCTTCTTTGCAGCTACCGCCAGCTCAATAGCTGTAGGCTGCCTCTCAAGCTCTAACGCAAGCTTCACACGCGCGGTATCAGCCGCCGCTTGTAAGTTACGCGCACTGGTTGCAAGTATTTGAGAGGTGTCTTGTGTTACGCTTCTGTCAATGAAGATATTACTACGCACCACACTATCCGCTCGCAACTTAGCAAGCACATCTTTCTTACTGCCCAATCTAAACACAGCGCCAATAGCTAATAGCACCTTCCAAATGTTACTGTCTTCAGGCTCTTCTTCTAACTGCTTAATCAAGCGTCCTGAAAATACGTTCTTTGTGTTCTCGTACTGCTCAGAAATCAACCCTTCAGTCTGCGCTTTATATCTGTCAAGATTTTGAGGAGCACCTGTGGCAATAATGTTACTTTCCAAGTCATTACCCATGCGGTTAATGAGCTTTCGCACTTTGGGCTTGAAAGGCTTCTCAAGTTTAAGCTTTGCAGCGAGGTCGCGATTAGCTTCCTCCTGACGCTCAGCATCAGTTATATTAATCGGCATTAAGAATTCCTTCTTCCATTGCCATTTCTATAATCTGCATGTCGTCATACTTGCGTTCGCCTTTTTCGTTCTTAACCTTAACCATCAGCTCACTGAACTCTTGGAATTCAGTTTTCTCTTTTTCTTTTGGAGGTGGTGTGGTGTCCAGAGGTTCCGGTATTTGCGGTCCTTCTAATACTTGTTCCAAAGTTTTCTGGGTAGAATTCACCAAAATAACATCACCTTCTGGACCCACATCTTCGTCGCCTATTTCTCGGCGTAGTTCATTAATGGTGTTGACACCTATTTCTTTCTGTCGTTTAGCTGTATCAATCAAACGAATACGCACAGCGGGTATATCTGCTTCCCTAAAGACGAATTCTAAGTCAGCCCCGTCTTTATAGCGTGGCAATAAGAAACGGCCTAGCTCGCTGTATAAGCGCTTAGTGTTAGGAAGCACAGCTAAGTCATACAAGTGCAGTATCGCAGTCTCTAAGTTGCTCAGCGTCATTGTCTCAGCTAACAGCAAGGACAAAGGAATTTTATATATGTTGGCAACACGTGACAACATGGAATCTTTCAGCTTGCCAAATTCCATATCTCTATTTGTTTGCTGTATTGTCTTGACATCCATTCCGTCCAATATAGGAGTTCCGCCTGCATTGTGCTCGCCCGAATACTTCTGCGCTTCTTGTTGCATTCTTTCCCATTGCACAGGAGTGAGCTCGTGTTCGCTCTTATTAACCCACGCCATGGATAATCGCGTTCCGCGTTTCAATAAACTTAGGTTGGTAGTGTTGCCGCTTATGTATTGCTGAAGCTCCATCCACACAGGCTTAGCTTTACTTAGCCCGCGGAAGCTGCCTGAGTTACGTCTAGGATTGAATCCTCGCAGATGCCATAGTTCGCTATCTTGTTTGCCGTTTAGAAAACGGAGCCTTCCTCGTTCATCAATTGATTTATAATTTCTTGCTGAATTTGTCTGCGTGTCAATATAAATGCTTTCAGGAATGTTAAGCAGACCGAATCTTGTGTTAGCGCGAGTGAAACCTATATTAACAGGGCTCACATTCATTATCTCTCTAGGCGGCTCACTAGCCCTGCCTGTAGCAACTAAGAACGCTTCACCTGTGATGTCATAATAGCTTGACAGCGCGTGCAAGAACTCAAGCTGTGACATGTCTGCATTAGGTGCAGCAAGTAAATCCAATACAGGATGGTCTGTGATAATTTCTTTCGTCTTCTTGTTGTATAGCTTGATTGGAATCTCACTGAATGCTGTGGCGCGTAAATCTACGGCGTCAAAGAAAGGCATTGCTTGCTCATAAAGAGATATAGCAGCATAGGCAGAAAGTTGGTGTAAGCCGTGGTTGGCTAAGAACTCAGGAAATGAAATCGAAGAACCCATCGCAATACTGTTCTTGGTTTCTTCGGGCTCAGTTGATTTAATATTGTCAGGTATAAACATGTATCTAACCTAAGGCATAAGTTACGATGGCGATTATGACGGAGCTGGCCACCAACAATGTGTTAAGACTTAGAATAACCAAGTCCGCTTTCTCAAACACAGGCTTCACTTCACCTGTTCTTTCAACTTCCTCAATCGCTAACACAGACAGAGTCGCCTTAGCTAGTTCCAGAAATAATACAGCAATAAAGATAGGAAGTACAAGGGTTGATACGAAA